CATAATTAGCTAAAGCCAACGACATTACACAGTCATCAAAGCAACCATGTTCAGCCTCCATAGCACCACTTTCAGTGACGATATATGTAAGCATCTCTCTTAAAGTTGTTTTGTCATTGAGTTCTAACTCTTCCTCTCTCATTGACGCTCTTAATTGGTCAATAATAAGAGGCTTAGTTTTTACTGTTGTTGTAAAACCTAATTTGACAGTCTCACGGTCAGTGATTTTGTCATGTTGTATTTCAGTATAAAAATTAGGGTAGGCAAGATCTTTTCCTAACCTAGTACAAGTTAATATTCCGTGGGAGTTATTTTCAACACAGATGAAGGCTTCATTGTAATAGGTTCCCAATTGAAAGAGTATTGTAGCGAAGTAGTCAGGGTGGACATGACCTCTCCATGTCGCAACTTGTCTTTTTTTACTATCGAGAACTGTTGCCACGGAGTAATCTCCGGATCTGATTCCCATAGAAACATCTGCTCCGATGACATACCGTTCTCCGTTGTCGTGTTTTAAATAAGTCGTTAACTCACCTCTTGAGTGGTTGACCCATTCCTCACCTTCTAAAGCAAGTCTTTCTTTTACATCTTTCGTTAAAGGTAATAACTTTTGAAGTTGTGAAGGGTTAAACACTGGACGACCAGTAGTCAGGAAAGCCTCTTCAGGCTCTGCCGGATACTCTTGTCTAAATAAATCAATGCCATTTTGAGCAATCTTACGCCTTCTAAACATAAGTTGTTCATTATCGAGCTTAAATTTCTTAGCTAACTCCCTTTCTTCAGGGGTTCTTTTAAATTTCTTAGATACAGTTTCTCTATAAGTAGGATCGGTAAACCAAGGAATAAAAACCGGAACATAACCGTTTCTACCCTCTACTGCACCTTTCCATAAGTCATAGAATACACCTGATACACCGTTAGCTGTTGATTCAATGAATATAGCTGTATTAGGTTCATTAGGAACTGCTTGAACTAGACCGTTCCATATATCTTCTGCTGAAGATTTGTTCCAAAAGGCTAACTCCGAGGCATGACAGTGTGTTAGAGTTTCACCTCTACCAACTGAATCACCACCAGCAGTTGCAACAACAAACGAACTATCTAAAACATCAAAAGATAACTCTCTTCTACTAGAATACTTCGTATGTGGTTTTAATATCTCAGGGCAATTCTCATGAAATCTCTTAGTCATGTCGAATAAGGCTCTTGTACTATCTGCATGGTGGGTAATCACCATAGCTTTTCTTGCTTTATTCTGACTTACTGAGAAGTATAAGTATCCACCAACATATGTTGATAGACCTTGTTGCCTAGCCTTTAGAATGATAACTCTAACCTTACCTTCTGTAGACTTTTGACCATCAACAGCTTTTTGTAAGATTTCTTGAGCTGGGTTTAAGGCAAGTGGAGCAATTTCACCTGACTTAGTTCTTATTTTTAGAGCAGATTTAGAATAAAAAGGAAATTCATCTTTAAGGCGTTTACGGATTATCCGTAGTTTTCGATCCATCGTCTTCTTCAGACTGAGCTAACGTGGCTAAAAACTCTTCAGCTTTATGCATTGTTACCTCGTTCTTAGATGCTGGTTTCTGTTTCGTAAAATCTAGTACTAAACGAGCTGCACTTAAACGCTCTCTTGTTTCTCCCACTGTAGTCATAACTTCAACGGCAGTTTTGAGTGCTGTTTTTGCATATTCGTTTTCGATATTGTATTTATCAGCCATAATCTCGACTAGCCTTTCTGCTTCCTTTTTATTTTTTGCTCTTATGGGTTCTATTTGCTCTTTTCTGTAGCCGTCAGGAACCCCTCTTGGACGACCACTATTCTTTTTCGGTTTATTAGACCACTCTTTTCTTAAGGCTCTTCCTTCTTCGGTATCCATCAAAGTGCTAAAGTAATTTCTTTTAGGAGCCTTCTGAGGAAACCTTGTCTTAGATGGAGACTTAGGTCTTTGCTTTCTCTGAGCCGTCATGCACTCAACGCTCCTTGACCCATTGATAAAGCACCTTCTTCTTCCTCTTGGTCTTCACCTAGAGCAAGAGCTGTTAAAAACATAGCCAATATCGTACCCAATGGGTGACCGTAGAATTTAACAAACTTGGATGAGGGTTTATTGTTCAAGTTATCTTGTATAAATTTAGCCGTGCTAGGAGCGTGTCTTTTAAATTCTTGGGGGTTAATCATATACGCTGCAATGGCATCAGCTACTAATTCGGTTGTAGATTGTTCATATCCTTGAGATTGTTTTATCCATTTCTTATGGTTATTTTCAGCTTCAAAATACTGAGGACTATCTGCTCCGTATTTCTTGGCTATATACTTTAGAGCTACTTTTGTTTGTATGTTGGCTGCGAATGAGCCATATCTTGGAATAAGAAGTTTAGATTTATCGCCTTGATATGAAATAGGTCTTAGTTGAAGTTCTACTATTTCCTTTGCAATAGTAGCTCCAGTGCCTTTACGACCATGACCATCTCTTGTTCCTTGCATAATATTGTTGAATAAAGAGGCTAACTCGCCCTCTATAGTCGCTGTTTGTACGATATTTGGTTTAGCATTTTCTCTTCCGTATCCTAAGTCTGTTATCGAGCTACTACTAAACTTTACATCTTGCCTAGCAAGGGCATGACCTACCTCATGGAATTTTGTCCACAGTCTATTCATAGATATAGCATCAGGGTCACCGGTGAGCCTTTTCAGTTTCTCTCTATCACTTTTGCGACCACTTAAGACAAGGCTTTTATCTACAACTTTACCAGTTTTCGGATTATATCTATGCTTAACAAAACCAGATAAAACAGCATCATTAGGTATGGGTTGCCCATAAAGTTTTCTTAATGTCTTTGTATCCTTAGCTAAGTGGATGATATATCCTAAAGCACTCGCTACTCCTAAAGCCTCAGTTGGTGAAATTCCAAACTCGTGTGGTGAGCCTTTTTTACCTACCTCAAAAGCTTTTTCAACAGTAGGTAATGTCTCATTTATTTCAGTAGAACTGGGCGAGGGTGGATTACGTCTGCTATCATTTCCACTTTCTCTTCCGAGGAGTTCTGTGAGAAGGATGGGGGGTTTTGATTCGATCTGTTCTGCTGCAATAGTTCTGCTTGATACATCCCTTGCAGTAGTAGACCCATGTCTTCCCTCATATGCCACGGTATCTTTTTCTTTGAAGGCTTTTGCTCCTTGACTGAATTGTTCATGTTGAAATCTCCCACCTAAGTCATTAAATAAAGTTTGATCATATTTCCATTGCAACGCCTGAGCAGATTGAGGTGTTATATTAAGTTGCCTTCCTATCTCCTCAAATAGCCTCTTAAACGTAGGCAACTCTGCTGCTGTTGGCGAATCAATTAAGATACTAGCGTTTTTAGATTTCCCATACAAGGGGTTGGAAAGTCCACCAGTTATTTTTCTTATGCCTCTACTTGCCCATAAATCTATAGTTACATCATTCATACCATTTAGATTTAAGTAGAATGGAGCTACTTTCTGACCAAATATTTGTACGGCTGGAACTGATGCATTCATACCACCTAAAATCTTAGCTTGTTTACCTAGTCCTATTTCTGCTCTTTTAGCATCTATCTCTTTTTTAGTTTTGGTTGAGTGTAGCCACTCCATAGCACCTTCAAGACCCATAGTTTTAACCATATGATCTAATAGTCTTAAAGCCGGTTCCTTAGAGGCTCCTTTAAAACCTAAAATCTTTCCAGTTGTTGGGTTAACAATTCTTTCTTTACCGTCAATAACTGACTTTTCACCGATATTACCAGTTTCAAAGTAATGTAAGGCTAGAGATGCACCTTGCCTAAAGTTAGTGATAGGTTTTTCACCAATAGAAGTAAGAGCAGTTAAAAGAAGTAATAATTTTTTATTATTTGGATCTTTTAATTCAGGCATTACAGTAGAAGATGTATTTATAGTATCTGCAATATCTTGGTCATACCAATCACCGGCAATGGGATCATTGTCTAGTTGATATTTAATTTGTTTAGAAAGTTCATCTTTAACTAAATTGAAGTCTTCTTCATTATTTACAATATCAAGTTTTCTTCCATACTTTTCTAATTGGTGTGCCTCAAGTATCTTTCCGATTTCTTCAACAGATCTTTTAGGAGCAGCAGTTAAAGGGTTTAGTAACTCTATGTACTCATCAGTTTCAGTAATAGTTTCTTCATTAACATCAGTCTTCATACCTTGTTGACCGACAACTCTTTCTAAGTATGGGATAACATATTTAGCTGAGTTAGGGTCTTTCAGGGTAGCCTGAAGATCCTTAATTACTCTTTGAGCAGTTTCTACTGGGTTAGATCCTAAGTTCTTTTTTAATGTAGATAAAGTCGCCATGACTTTAGCTTTATCCACTTTAGGCATATTAGTGTCATTGTCAGCTTCTTGGATTAACTCATCAGCAAGAGCTTGGTTGTCAGCAATTCCCCTTTGATAGTTAGGGTTGTTTTGCCAATTTGCTGTTCCTTGGTTATTTTGATTTGTAGGGTTATTTAAAGAGTTATTTAGAGCTTGGTTTGGCTCTCTATCTCTAGCTATATTATTCTGTGTAATAGCTACGTTCATTGCCCTGATTAACTCAGTTAAACCTTGTACCCTACCACCTTGACGTACAGAGTTACGGTAACTAGCTATAGCTCTTTTTAAAGCTGGGTTTGTTGCCGTCATGTCCAATATAGTTAAAACTTGTTCAACTTTATCTTTATTTAAACCAGTGGCATCTTCCACCGTGAATTGAGGGGAGTTCGGAGCTGGGGGAGCGTTATCTTGGTCTAGCTGTTTATTTAATTCTATTCTTTCGTTTTCTTCTTGGAGTAATCTCTGCTCTTCGGCTAATGTTTCAGCCTCTATTCTTTTCTGTTCGTCAATAGCTTGTTGTCTAATACTAGGATCTTTAATAGTCTTTATCGGTGTACCATCTTTGTTTTTCTGAATGTAGTCATCTACTACGGACTTATTAACACCTCTTAATTTGTCTATGGCACGACCCCCAGCGACAATACCAAGTTGCCCAAGTAAAGATGCACCCCCAGTAGTTATAGCTGC